GAACTATGGCGTTGCCTCGACGGCATCGACGCCTTGGACTGGCGCAAAGACAAACGCAACGAGGATCTGAAGGCCACGCTCATCGCATGCGCAGGCCACCCCAGGCTCGCCACGTTCGCGGACGCGGGCTTCTACATGCACGTCGTTGACGGCATCGCACGCAAAGTCGATGCTGCGCTGGACCCGCCGGAGCAACGCCGCGAGATAGGAACCTGCGAACTATGCGAGACCATGCTCACCGCTGGGGCAGCAGACCAGTGGGTGACATGCCCGGTCTGCGGGAGGGAACAGCGAGCGCAGACGGTTAAACTGCGTAGGCTCAAGACGTTGTGTTGGGATGATTCCAGGCGCGGCTCGGCGGCTGAGATAGCCAAGGTGTTCGCGGACGCGGGAATCACCGTCAAAAGGCATACGCTCACCGTGTGGAAATCCCGAGGCAAGCTTGATGTCACGCCCCAAGGCATTTCATACAGCAGCGTCTACCGGCTCGTCATCAGTGGCGGACTTGACAAAGAGCTGACTGTGACCGCATAATGTCAGTGGATTAGTATCGAAAAAACCCAGCTCATGTGGCTGGGTTTCGCGTATCTATGCTTTGTTCTTGCGTGGTCTCCCCCCTCCGACACCACGTCCCGGACGTTGGGCGTTCCATTCATCGATGGTCTCAGGCAACCAGCCGCGCGTGCGCCCTATCGTGGCGTCGGGTTCGGGGAGTTTGAGGTTGAGCAGGCCGCCGCTGGTGATGCCGAGGCGTTCGGCGACCTGTTTGACGCCGAGGTATTCAGTCGTCATTGCTTGCCCTTCCTGCCAGATAACCCAGCACGCCCGAGCACATTCCGAACACACCTGCCGGTACGCTCTGGGATGCGATGGCCAGCGCGAGGCTGACGACTCCGAACATGAGTGCGATGATTCCTATCTTGCCGTTCATGATGTTCCATGGAATAGTTGGGAGTGGAGCCGTGGCTCTGGATAGTACGATTATCCGGAATCCACGGCTCTTGTTACCGCTTGCGCCGTCTGTTCAGCGGCTTTCGCGGCTTGCTCTTCGCAATCAATGCGACGGCCACGGCGGCGATGGGTGCGAGTGCCGCACCCAATCCGGAGAGGAACTCCCCGATGGCCTTGAGCAGCTCCGCGATCTGTTCCATGTTCACCTCCTTTCCTTGGCTGACATATCTATAGTAACACAATAACTATAGATATGCAAGCCGAGGACACCAAGACACGCCAACGGACACAATGACTGCGAGGCATACATGAGCTGGCGAGTCTGCTCGACACCCGGATGCCCGAACCTCATCGAGACGCCGGCCCGCAAATGCGACGCCTGCGCTCGGGCCCAGCGGGACCGCGCCCGTACCCGAGGCCATAACCCCTACGGCACCAAGGGGCACCAATCGTTTCGCAGGCAGGTGCTCGCACGAGACCCATACTGCACATGCCCCGGCGACTCCGGACGCGGAGGCTGCGGCAAACACCACGGACTCTGCGGCAATCCAAGCACAATCGCAGACCATTACCCATACGAAAGAACCGAACTCATCGACATGCGACTCAACCCCAACGACCCGAAGTTCGGACGAGGCCTATGCAAACAATGCCACGATGTAAAAACCGGCAAAACAAGACCAGCAGGCTTCAACACCAGACAATAAACAGGAACACTGTGCATCACGACAAAAACAGCCGGCAACACCCAGGGGGGGGTGGGGTATCGACCACCCCGCTTGGACCGCCGGTGAGCTGTCTGTCGGGTGCGCAGGGTTCAAACATCGCTGGCGGGCCGCCGCGAGGGCGGTCCCGTCGATCTGTCGCTAGGGCGCAAGGCCATGACGAGAGGTGAACATCATGCCAAGTGGAGGCAAACGAGTACGCTCCGGGCCGGCCAAGGACCCGAACAGCGAGAAGAGCCGCAGACTCGGATACACATTGCAGAGCCTGCCGAACACCGAGTGCCGGATGAAGCCGCCGGAATGGCCCTTGGAGCCCGCCGATGACGAGCGCGTCCGCAAACTTGAGGCGGAGAAGTGGAAGTGGCTGTGGAAGCTGCCTCAGGCACGCGCCTGGCATCTGCCCCAGTTCAAGTGGATGATCCGGGAACTGGCGTTGTACGCACGGCTTTCCACCGCATGCGAGATCGCGCCGGCACCCACGGCGTTGACCGTGCTGCTGCGCATCTCCGACCGCGTCGGCATGAGCGCCGCCGGATTGCAGGCATTAGGCTGGAAAATCGAAGCGGAGGCCGAGCGGAAGCCAGTCGATTCGGAGTTCACGCGCCGCAGGGCCAAGGAGCTGAACCAGGAATCAGCCGCCGAACGCTCTCCCATGGACGAGACGAAGCATGTGTACCAGCGTCGGATGAGCGGCAATGGCTGACGAGGATTCATGGCTCATCGACTTCCCCACGTTGGGGCATCTGGTGTGCGCATGGATCGAACGTCACTGCCGGCAGCCTGACGGCCCGTTGCGAGGCCGTCCAGTGGTGCTGTCCGACTGGCAGTACTGGCTGGCGGCGAACCGTTGGCGCATCCGCGAGGACGCCCCATATGTGCCGCCCGAGGAAGTCACCGTCGACAACCCGATGGTACTCAACCAGGCATTCGAATACCGCATGACGCTGACCGTCGGACCGCAGAAATGGGGCAAGGGGCCATGCACGGCGTTCTTCACCGCCGCCGAGGGCTGCGGGCCCACCATCTTCGATGGCTGGGCGCGAGAAGGCGACATGTACCGTTGCGCTGACAACGGTTGTCCGTGCGGCTGGGAGTGGCCGTACAATCCGGGCGAGCCGAAAGGCCGTCGACATCCGTCGCCGCTCATCCAGCTGACCGCCAACTCCGAGGAACAGGTACGCAACATCTACCGTCCTCTCGTGGCGACGATCCTGCTGGGCCCGCTCAAGGAGCTCATGCGCGTGAGGGACACCTTCATCCGCATATTGCAGCCGGGGCGCGAAGGCGAGGCCGACGCCTTGGACTTGGATCGCATCGACGTGGTCACCGCCTCGGCGAAATCCCGTCTGGGCAATCCGATCACGGACGCCGAACAGGACGAGGCCGGCCTGTACACGAAATCGAACGGCATGATAGCGGTCGCCACCACGCAGCGCCGAGGAGCCGCCGGCATGGGCGGCCGCACACATGCGTGGACGAACGCATGGGATCCGGGCGAGGACAGTTACGCGCAGCAGGTGTTCGAGAACGCCGAGGACGACGTGTTCGTGTTCTACCGGAACCCCGATCTCGCGAAATCATTGCGTCACCGCGACGGCCGGCCGTTGGACTTCAATCTGAAATCCGAACGCTTGAAGATGCTCGAATACGTGTATCGCGGCTCCCCGTGGGTCGACCTTAATTCCATCGAATCGGAAGCCAAGGCGCTGATGAAGACCGACCCTACCCAAGCGGAACGGTTCTTCGGGAACCGTCTGGTGCAGGGCGGCGGCGCATGGCTCGAAGACGGACTGTGGGAGAGCTGCTATGCCGGCGCATGAACTCTGGTTGCCGAACCCGCCAAAAGGCACGCGCGTATGCGCGGGCTTCGACGGTTCGGAGAACGACGACTGGACATGCATCAAGATGGAGACCCTCGACGGGCTGATATTCACACCCCGATACGGGCCCGACCGGCGTGCGACCATCTGGAACCCGAAACAATGGGGCGGCCGCATCCCCCGCGCCGAGGTATCCGCAGCATGGGCGGAACTCAACGACCGCTACAAAATCGAACGCGCCTACTGCGACCCCGGCTTCCGCGACGAACTGTCATGGGAATCGGAGATAGAAGCATGGGATCGCGCCTACGGGCCGAAGAAATTCATGCCATGGAGCATGTCGGGCAGCTCCCGCATCGGAGCCGTCTACGAGGCATTGCGCCGATTCGAAGCCGACCTGACCACACACCGCATCACACAGGACGGCTGCCCCATCACCCGCACCCACATGATGAACGCGCGAAAGGTCGCCAAGACCCTGGAACGCTACGGGCTGGCGAAACCCCAGCAGAACAGGAAAATAGACGCCGCCGTGACCAGCGTGCTCGCCCACGAAGCCGCATGCGACGCGCGAGCCGCCGGCTGGGGCGCTCGCAAACACAATTACATGCTTACCGGATCATCGACCAGAAGGAGGTACTGATGGAATACAGCCAGCAGGAACTGTCCGCATTGGCGAACCGACTGGCCGATAAGATCCAGTTCCGTCGACCCAGCATCGGCACCCACACCGATTACGTCTTGGGCAAACGCGGCAAGCTCAAGTTCGCGTCCAAGGAATTCAAGCGCTACATGAGCGACCGGTTCTCCGACTTCTCCGACAACTGGTGCCTCCCCGTGGCGCAGGCCCCAGTGGAACGCATCAAGTTCAAGGGCTTCGTCCCTTATGATGACGTGAAGCTCGGCACCGGCATCATGAAATGCCTCGACCGCAACGACTTCGAACGCGGACTTCAGGAAGCCGCGCTGATGATGACCACCACGGGCCGCGCGTTCGCTTTGGTCACGCAGGTCGACGGCAGGGCCCGCATCACGTTCGAGCACCCGGACAGCGCCGCAGTCATCTACGATGCGCGCACCGGCCAGCCGTCAGCCGGGTTCCTCATCCAGCAGGGCGACGACAAGGAGTACGGCACCCTCATGCTGCCCGGCTGGACGGTCAGCATGGAACGCAAGAAGATGCTCGATCTGACCGACCAGCGCGTGCCGCCCGACGTGTACGGCTGGAAGATGAATGACCCTCAGCCCACCGGTCTGGACACGATCCCCCTGCGCGAGTTCCGCAACCAGATGCTATTGGACAATGCGCCGATCAGCGACATCGCGCACGTCGAATCGATGCAGGACACGGTCAACGTCGTATGGGCCTACCTGCTGAACGCATTGGACTACGCCTCACTGCCGGCACGAGTCATCCTCGGCGGAGACCCGCTCGTCGAGCCCGTCTACAACGAGGAGGGACAGCAGGTCGGCGAGAAGCCCATCGAACTCGACAAGCAGGTGCTGGAGCGCATCTACCAGTTCACCGGCGACAACGTGAACCTGGGCGAATGGTCAAGCTCGAACCTGAACGTGTTCATCCCGGTCATCGAAAAAGCGGTGGAGCATATCGCCGCCGAAACACGCACCCCCGGCCATTACCTGCTGACGAACGCGGAGGTTCCGGCCACCGGCTACGAGGTCGCCGAAGCCGGCCTCGTATCCAAGACCATCGAACGCATCAGCTTCCTGAAATCCCCCATCCGCGACATCTGCAGCATCGCCATGCGCTACGAGAACGACGTGGCTGAGGCGGACATCATCGCCGACTCCAAGGTGCAGTTCGCGACCCCGCAGTATCGCAGCGAAACCCTGATGGCGGACGCGATGCTCAAATACAAGCAGCTCGGCTTCCCGATCCAATGGGTCGCGGAGCAGATGGGCCAAAGCTCGGACGAGGTGCAGCGCATCATGCGCATGCGCGCCGACGAGATGGCCGACCCCGAACTCGAATCGTTGAACCGTGCCCTGCAGATCGGAGGCGCTGATGGCGGTCGAATCTCAGGTGCTGGCCTACAGTCAGAAACGGCTGGCGACCTTGGAGCTGGCGGCGGACAGAGCCGCACGCAGAACATGGAACAGGGTCGACGCCAATAACATCCAGGCGTCGTGGAAGTCGATAAGCCGCGACTTCCTCACCCTGTTCTCCACCATCCAAACCAAGTCGGCGGAGACAGCCATCGACGCGAGCGGCATGATGCTCGCCGAACAGGGCGTGTACGTCACTCCCCATGCTTTGGCCAACCCGAACGCATTCGCAGGCTGGGCTCCGTCCGGCCTCGACATCGCCTCCTACTTCCAATCCCCCGCGTTCGCCGCCCTGCACGCGATACGCACCGGCAGCTCCCCGTTGGAGGCATTGGAATATGGGCGCAACCTGCTGGTCATGCTTACCTCTCTGGCGGTCATGGACACCGCCCGCCAGGCGGAATCACTGGACATCACCAGCCGTCCCAAGGTCGGCTACATCCGCGTCGAATCCGCCACCTGCTGCGACCGATGCATGCTGCTGGCCGGCAAATGGTTCCGATTCAACGAGGGGTTCCTGCGCCACCCCCACTGCCACGGCCGCCACGTGCCATGCAGCCAAAGCATGGCCAAACAACAGGGGTGGATCAGCGACCCCATGGAGGGTTTCAAAAGCCTCTCCCGTGAGGAGCAGGACAAGCGCTTCGGCGCGAATTACGCGCAGGCCATCCGCGATGGCGCCGACATCTACCAGGTCGTCAACTCGAAACGCGGCATGCAAAGGGTGGGCAAAGGCTATACGGCGCTGACCACCAGCGAGGGCACCACACGATACGGGTGGGCCAACATGCAATACGCGCAACAGTCCGGCCGGAAAATGAAACGCCGCCTGTCCATCGACGGCATCTACTCGCTGACCGGAGGCGACCGGGAGAAGACCATAGCCGCGTTGAAGGCCAACGGCTACTACGTGGACAACGACTGGCGCGGCAAGGTGCCCGAGATCCGCAAAAGCATGTGGCTGCACGACAACACGTACCGGCAGGGGCGCGTCGAACTATTGATCGCCGCCGAGAAGCGCGTTCAGACCGCGAAGCTCCGCTACGAGGCCGTATTGGAGGGCCGCAACCCCAACGATGGCCGCATGCCCCTCACCCCCGAAATCGCGGCCCAGTGCGAACGCGAATACCGCCGATGGGTCACCTCCGGCGGACAGATTTTCCAGCAATGATCCAGCGAATCGAAAGGAAGAACATGGATCCCGCAAACCAGAACCAGCAGACAGGCGACAACAAGTCCAAGAAGCCGGAGAACACCGGCGGCGAGGATTGGCAGTCGAAGTTCGAAGGACAGCGGAAAGTCAACCGCGACCTCGAAAAGAAACTGAACGAAGCCTACGCCAAGGCCGACAAGGTCGACGAACTCGAAAAACAGATCGCCGCCCTGCAGGGCAAGGAAGCCGAATACGAGGCCGCCAGGAAGGAACAGGCCGTCAAGGACGAGGCCCTTGCCGCCGCCAACCAGCGCATCCTCAAAGCCGAAGTCCGCGCCGCAGCCAGCGGCAAGCTCACCGACCCGGCCGACGCCCTGCGCTACCTCGACCTGTCCAAATTCACCGTCACGGCTGACGGAAGCGTGGACAGCCAGGCCATCGCCAATTCGATCGGCGAACTGCTGGAACAGAAACCTTATCTCGGGAAAGCCGAGCAAGCACCCTCGGGTGCGAACATCACGCCGCCCAGCGGAACACGGGACGGCGACCGCCATCAGGGTCAGCTCACCCGAGACGACCTGAAAACCATGAGCCCCGCAGAAATCGTCAAAGCCCAACAGGACGGACGACTGAAGGACCTGCTCGGAGCCAACTAAACGGAAGGAGGCCTTAAATGGCCATCACCAATTTCATCCCCGAACTGTGGAGCGCCAACATCCTGCTGGAACTCCAGAAGAACCTCGTCTACGGTTCCGCAGTGAACCGCGACTACGAGGGCGACATCGCCAACTACGGCGACACCGTGCACATCACCGGCATCGCGCACATCAGCATCGGCGACTACACGGCCCACACCGACATCACCATCGAACCGGCCACAGACAAGGACGCCGGCGAACTCGTCATCAACCAGAGCAAGTACTTCGCGTTCGAAATCGACGACGTGGAGAAGCGCCAGGCCATGAACAACCTGACCGCCGCATATTCCCGGGACGCCGCCTACAAGCTGCGCGACCTGACCGACCAGTACCTGGCCGGCCTGATGGCAGCAGGCGCGAAGAGCAAGCTCGACCCGATTTCCGGCGCCACCGCCACCAAGGCGTACGACACCATCGTGGATCTGGCCACCGCATTGGACAAGCAGAACGTGCCAGACGCGGGCCGTTGGGTCATCGTCAACCCGGACTTCTACGGTCTGCTGCGCAAGGACAGCCGTTTCGTCGCTGGCGCCGAGTCCGCTCATTCCACGCTGCTCAACGGCGTGGTCGGTGAGGCCGCGGGCATGACCATCCTCAAGTCCAACAACGCTCCCGCAGCCAAGGGCGGCTCTGCCTCGGCTCAGACCGATGAGGGCAACGTCATCATCGCCGGCACCAACGCGGCCACCACGTTCGCGGAGCAGATCGCCAAGGTCGAGGCCACCCGCAAGGAGAAGGGCTTCGACGACATCGTCAAGGGCCTGCACCTGTACGGCGCGAAGGTCGTGCGCCCCGAAGCGCTGGCCACCGTACACTTCAAGGTGGGCAAGTGATGGCCGGCAGCTATGAGGCCATGCCCTACTTGGGCGAAGCCGAATAACCGCATAGGGGGTGACTCATGGACACGCTGGCAACGGTCAAGGACCTTGATTCATACGGCATCGAATACGCGGACGAAAAGCTCGCGGGCAAGCTGCTCGAATCGGTTTCCGCAGCGGTGCGCGACGCCGCAGGGTGCCCCATCACACGCGGCGAATACACGGTGACCATCCCCGGCGAAACCTCACGCAGGCTCGACCTGCCCATGCGCCCCGTGATTTCCGTGAGCCGCGTGCTCATGGACGGCGAGGAGACCGGGGATTGGAAGCTGCTCGGCAACGCCCTGTACAGGGAAAGCCTGTGGAGCCTGCCGAACATGGTCCCCTGTTCCGTCACCGTCACCATGCTCGCCGGCTATGACCCGGTTCCCCCGGACATCGTGCGCCTCGTGTGCAGCATGGTCGCAGCCGGACTCGTCCAGCAGTCGAACGGCGGCCCCGGCGCTCACCGCGACGAATCATACGCGCGAATCGACGATGTGCAGATCGGCTACCGTCAGGGCGACTCCGAGATCATCGACGCACTCGAACTGCCGGAGGGCACGAAACGAGCCCTCCGCAACAGGTTCGGCATGCGAGGCATCGCCATAGGGGTGTTCCGATGAACGTGCAGCACATCCTTAACCGAGGCCGACAGCTCGCCGAATCGTTGATGACCGACCAATGCCGCGTCACCCACATGGGCAAACCGGTCACCGACCCCGAAACGGGACTGGTGGAACCGGCTGCGAACACCGTGTATGAGGGCAAGTGCAAGGTGCAGACCTCGGGCGGTCTGGCTGCCGAGAACACGGAGGGCGGCATCGTCGAAGCGTTGGGTGCCGTCACTCCCGTGTGGAGCATGTACGTGCATTTCCCCTACGGCACCATGGGTTTATTGCCGGGTGACGTGTGCGAGATAACCGAGGCCGATGACCCGAATCTCAAGGGCAGGAAACTCCGGTTGTTGAACATGCAGTCCGAGAAGACACACTCCACCGCATGCCGGTGGAATGTGAAGGAGGTGGGCAACAGCAATGAGTGACATCACCATAGACGCTTCGGAGCTGACCGCGTTCGGCCGCAGGGTCGCCGCAGCGCACGCCATGGCTTCGGTCAAGGTCGCGCAGGCGGTGAAGAAGGGCGCGCAAAACGTCAAGGAAGGCGTCATCTCCGACCTGCAGACATCATCGAACTACGCGATCAGCCGTATCGGCATCGGCTACGAAATGGGCAGCACCGGCACCACCATTTATGCGGATGTGAGCCCCCGCGACGGCGGAGCTTCCGACTTGGCCAACATCGCGTTCTTCGGCACCGCGAAAGGCGGCGGAACCCACTGGTTTTACCAGTTCGCCGAACAGGAATTGCCCACGCTCGCCGAATACGTGGGAGACGCGGCCGACGACATGCTGATAGGAGCCATCGGATTATGAGCGTCATGGACCTGACCAATGCGGTTCTCGACCTGCTGCCCTCCATGCCATCCGGCGTGAAAATCTACCGGCAGGAGGAGCCGTTGGAGTCGGAGATGCCGCCGTGGATCATCGCGCGCGTCTCCACCGACCGTCATGTGGCGGCGGAGACGATGCGGTTCACCGCCCACTCCGCCCTGCTGGAGGTTCGCGCCGTCAGCACCACCGCCGACAGCGTGAACATCTGGTGCGACGACATGCTGATCCCCGCGTTGGCGAACCGCTCCCCCACCCGGCCGCCGGGCTACACGGTCGGCCAGCTCACCCTGTACGAGGATTCCGGCGCATACGCGGCCGGTCTGACCGCCGACGAAACCGCGCGCCGCTACCAGGTGCGCGTCCTCCGGTTCCGATTCACGTGGAGCCGACCGTAATCAACCAATCATTTACCAAAAGCCTTCAACGCCACCCCATACGGGGGGTGGCTTTTTGCTTTAAGGAGCGCATCATGACCCTGAAACTGGGTACAGAGATTCCCGGCACCAGTGCCGAGGGCAACATCACCACACTATGGGTGCCGACGATCAAGAACATCAAGGCCCCGACCATCATCGAGCTCGAGGCCGGCACCGACATCTCGAACTACGTCATGCTTGGCGGCTGGAGCTTCGACCCGTCGCAGGACACCGTGTCCGACCAGCGCGAGAACACCGTGCAGGACTTCGGGGCCCCCGGCCGCAAGAGCGCCGGCGACATCAGCATCGAGGTCATCGACAACACGAACACGGAGCACAAGGAACAGAACGAGGCCGTCACCCTCATGCACGAGGGCGCGTCCGGCTATATCGTGCGTCGTCGCGGCATGGCCACCGACGCGCCATTGGCCTCCGGCCAGAAGCTCACCGTCGTGAGCGTGAAGTGCGGCGAAAAGAAGGTCATCAACCCGGATGCGAACACCATGATCCGCAGTCAGATCCCGCTGTTCGCTCAGGCTCCCGGCTGGGAGTCCGAGACCGCCGTGCTGACCGCAGCCTGACAAGTTCTTCCGTGCGGGGATTCTAAGCCTTTCTGGCCCCGCACAGGCATTCTCTCTTCTCTCTCTCAGAAAGGTTTTCAGACTTTCAGAAAGGGATAATCATGGCTTTGGAAGTGAAGCGCAAGCGCGTGGACGTCGACCTCATATTGGATCAGGAGAAGGCCGAACAGGTCGCCGCATTGGGAGCCGACCTGGAACGCGCCATGGCGCAGCATGTGACCGAGGGCGGCAACGCCGCCGCCAAACGCATCGCCGAACAAATCGACAGGCTGCGCGACGAGGTGAAGGACGACACCGTCCGCATCACCCTGGAGGCGCTGCCGCTCTCCCAGTGGCGTCAGGTACTCGAGGCGAACACCGTCACCGAGAACGGCGTACCGAAACAACACATCGAGGACATCTGCGCCGACGCCGTCAGACTCATGGTCAGGAAGACCGTGCCGGAAACCCCCGTGGAAGAGCTGGCCAACGTCATGACCGAACTGTCCGACGGCCAGATCAGCCCCATCTGGTACGCGATCCGTGACCTGAATGCGAAGCTCATCGACCCAAAAGACGCACTCGAATCAGCCTCGCGGATAATCCGCAGACAGTAAGTGAACTGCGAATCTGCCAGAAGCTCGGCATCAGCTACAAGCGTTGGCTCGGCTGGGAACCGTCGTATCGGGTGGAAAGGGACGGGCATAGGCGCATCACCGGCTACACGCCGGAAACCGAATGGGATGCGACCGAACGCGAATGGATGCTCGCACTCGACGAATACGAGCGCACGCTGTGTCCGCGCTGCGGGATGCCCGTCAGCATATGCCACGACGAGCTGGCCCCCACCAAATACGCGAGCGAGGTCGGCGTCTGCCAGATCGACCTGATGCGCCGCATCGGGCTCGAAGAATACCGCAAGGACCATTCCGCGGAATCCGCCACGAAACTTGACTCACTGACCGTGGGCATCAACCCACGATGATCCGACAGGAGGATATGCCATGGCCGGTGGCCTGAACCGCAACATCACCGTCCGCCTGCTCGCGGACACCAGCAATTTCACCGCCGGCATGGCCAAAGTGTCCGGCGAAAGCCAGAAGACCGCGACCACCATGGAAGCCGCCGGAGGCAAATCGAAGCTCATCACCACCGGCATCGCGGCGGCCGGTGTCGCCGCCACCGCGCTGGGCGTGGCCGCTGTCAGGATGGCGGCGGACTTCGACGCCAGCATGTCGACGGTGCAGGCCAACACCGGAGCCAGCGCAGATGAGATGAATCAGCTCCGTCAGGCCGCCATCGACGCCGGCGCCGACACCATATACTCGGCCACCGAATCCGCCGACGCCATCAACGAACTCGGCAAAGCCGGCCTATCGACCTCGGATATTCTCTCCGGCGGTTTGAGCGGCGCATTGAACCTCGCAGCGTCCGACGGCATGGCCGTAGGCGACGCCGCCGAACTCATGGCCACCACCCTCAAACAGTTCAACCTGACGGGCGCCGAATCCACTCAGGTGGCCGACGCGCTGGCGGCCGGCGCAGGCAAGGCCGTCGGTTCCGCCCATGACCTCGGCCTCGCATTGAATCAGGCGGGTCTGGTGGCCAACAGCATGGGCGTCAGCATGCAGGAGACCACCGGCACGCTCGCCGCGTTCGCCAACGCCGGCATGATAGGCAGTGACGCGGGCACCAGCCTCAAGACCATGCTCCAACGACTGGCCAGCCCCACCGGCAAGGCGCAGACCCTCATGGACGAGCTCGGCATCAACGTGTACGACGCCAATGGCAAGTTCATCGGCCTTGCCGGTGCCGCAGGCCAATTGCAGAACGGTTTGAGCGGCCTGAGTCAACAGGAACGCAATGCCGCGCTCAACACCATCTTCGGAGCCGACGCGGTGCGAGCCGCGAACGTGCTCTACGAGCAGGGCGCGGAAGGCATCGACGACTGGACGAAAGCCGTCAGCCAATCCGGCTACGCCGCGGACCTCGCCGCCAAGAAGAACGACAACCTGAAAGGCGATCTGGAGAATCTGAGCGGCTCTTTCGAATCCCTCATGATCTCTTTGGGCGAGGGAGGTCAGGGACCATTGCGCTCCCTCGTGCAGACACTCGACACCCTTGTTGACGGTTTCGCGTCATTGCCTGCGCCCGTACAGCAGTCCATAGTGCTGATGGCGGCTCTGGTTGGAGGCAGTGTCGCAGTCCACAAAGCGATGGGGCCGCTGAACTCTAGCAGCAGCCAGCTTGCGCAAACCCTCGGATTGATTGCCGACCCAGGGCAAAGGCTCATAGGCCTCGGCTCCGGAATCGCGTCAGCGTTCCAGACATGGGGCGCAACTTTCGGCAGTGCAGAATCTCAGATAAACACGTTTGGCACCACTATCAGTCGTTCTCAAGGCGTTATGGCCGGTTTCAAAAGCATCGGCAGCGGACTGTTCGCCGCCTTGGGCGGCCCATGGGGCATCGCCTTGACGGTCGCGGGCGCGCTGCTTGTGGGGTTCGCCCAATCCGCGCAGGACGCTAAAGCCAACATCAAGGAATTCTCCAGCGCAATCGACCAGTCCGGGAACGCCGTCGAAACACTCATCAAGAAAATCGCCAGCGGCGAGGATAAAACTTGGGACTTCGGGGACAAGTTCGCCACCGGCTTAGGCTCTCTTGGAGAAGCACTCGACAAAGCCGGCATCGAATACAGCACGTTCGCAAAGGCCGTCAACGGGTCCAAGGAAGCGCAAAAACTGTTCGACAAACAGTTGAAAAACGCCGAAAACAACATGTCCGTCATGCAGACAGACAGTATCCGAGACAGTTACAACAAGCTCTCCGACCAGGTCAGCAAAGCCAAGGAACAGGTCAGCAAAACCAATGAGGAAGTCGCCAAGGCGGGAGCCAGCGGAGACACGGCCGCCGAAGGCACCAACAACTACGCCGACAGCACCGACAATGCCACCACAGGCACCAAAGACCTCTCCGACGCCATTGACGATCTGGTGAAAGGCTTCCTCAACCTGCCGGGAGTGCAGTTGTCCGCGGATCAGGCCGTCACCCAATTCAATCAGGGCATACTCGGCCTTAACGAGAGCATCGCGAAGAACGGACGAGTGCTCGATGACAACGGCAACGCTTTGGCGGGCTATGAGTCTCAGGCGTATGACAGCCAGTCCGCTCTGCAGGGGCTTGCGTCCACCGCGCAGAGCACGGCGCAGAAGATCATCGAGGAGGGCCAGGCCCACGGCGACGCTGCAGCAGCCACCCAGCAGGCGGGCGACATTCTCGAGCGCGCACGCCAGGCATACATCGCCAACGCCACGGCAGCCGGCATGAGCGCCGACGCGGCCGCAGCTCAGGCAGACCGTTACGGTTTGGCCCGCAGCGAGGCCGACAATCTGCGTCAGAGCATCGAATCCATGAACAGCGAGGCCGCTAACCCTGTCGACGTGAGGATTACGATCACGGACGAGGCCAGCGACGTGCTGGACAAGGTGAAGGTCAAGGCCGAGAAAATCGACGACAAGACCGTGCGATTGACCGGTGACGACAAAGACCTCATGGACAAGATCACCGAAGCCACAGGCGCTCAGATCGACCCCAAAACCGGCTACCTGGACTTGGATAAGAGCCAGTTCGACGTCGCCATGGCAATCGCCGGCGGCGCAAAAATCGACGACAAGACCGGCGTCCTCAAGGGCAACAACACGCCCCTGTTCGACAAAATGGTCGAAGCGAACGGTTGGCAGATAGATCCCAAGACCGGCTACATCTATGGCAAGAACGGTCAGGCTTTGCAGGCCATTCGCGATGTGAACAACGAACCCTTGGAAACCCCGAGGGAGGTCACGGTCACCACGAACATCGTCCGCAACTTCATTGATAACTATATGAAAAACGACGTGCCGGATGACAGCGTGGGCGTTCGCCCGCCCTCCAAGACCGGCGGCCTGTTCACCGGCTACGGTGTTTCGATGCGCGGCTACGCCGCCGGCGACCGCGTCATCGAGGGCCTCCTGCCAGGCAAGGCGAGCATCACGGGCGGCGACAACATCACGTTGGCGAACGCGCGAGTCAAGAGCGGCGAATTCGTGTCCAATGTGAAATCCGTCGCATATTATGGCGCCGACACATACGCGGCCATGAACCGCCGGCAGATACCCAAGGAATCGTTCTCCGGCCGGGATATCGACGTGAGCGGCGTCATCGAGGAGATACGTTCCTTCCGCGAGCAGATCGGCCCAATCATCAGCGCGTATGCCCCGCAACTCGGCAAACGCGACTTACAGCGGCTCACCAAGGAGGTTTTGCGCACATGATGCACACGCTCACCTACACGTCAAACCGCGCCGGAACCGTGATTGATCTCGCCGACCCGGAGGGAATCATGTGCGGACAGATCCTGAAGCTACGCACCCGCACGTGGGAGTTCGAGCTCGGCTACCGGTCATTGCATGCCACGCGGCCCGCGAAGACCGTCAAGGTCACCGGGCTCGTCTACGGTATCCCGGCGCTCGAAAAGGCCGAGGAACTGTTCGACGCGGACATGTACGCCTACCTCAACGATGCCGCGAAACCCGGCGTCATCACGGTGGACGGATGGTCACAGACCTGCCTCGTGGTCGGCCACGAACCTGACTACACGTCACCCCTGCTCGTGCGCGGCGATTTCACGGTCGCCTTGCTTGACGGGGTGTGGCACAAACCGGTCAGGCAGAGCTTCAGCCGGTCGACGGCCCGCTACAACAGAGGCAAGGACTATCCCTACGACTATCGCTACGATTACGCGCCGACCCGCAACGTCAGCAGCATCGACAACCAATCCGCCCTGCCCTCGCGGATGAGGCTCACCATTTACGGGCCGGTCTCTACGCCGAGCATCATCATCGGCGGCAACAAGGTGATAGCCGACGTGAGCGTCCCATCCGGCGGCTACCTCATCATCGACGGCACCGGCTCACCACGCACGGCCGTGATGGTCGCCGCCAACGGCGACATCACCAACGTGTTCGACAAAACGCATCGCGACCAGGCCTCCAACGAATACGCGTTCGCCACCCTCCCGCCGGGACTGCAGCAGGTCTCATGGGATGAATCGTTCGGGTTCGACGTGGAGTACTGGTTGGAGCAGACGGGACTGCCATGGACCTGATCTGGACCAATACCGCTCACGTGCCGCAGGGCGAACTCGTCTCCCCCGCACTCGACCTGCAGTACGGCGACGAGCAGAATGATTTCGAACTCACTCACTCCACCCCCGGACTGCTGCTCTCCGACGGCTGCTACATCGGGGCGGAAGGCACCGAGTTCGGAGGCCGCGTCGACGCGGTGCGTATCACTGTGGATGACGGGCATGCCCTGTATACGCTCACCGGCCGCACATGGCACGGTTTGCTTGCAGGCAAGATCCTCCAACCCGACTCCGGCGCCGACCGGCTCACGGTCTCCGGCGACGCCAACAACATCATCCGCACGATAATCAGCCGGATCGGACTGTCCACGGTGTTCGACGTGCCATCGGAAACGAGCGGCATCAACATCAGCAACTATTCGTTCCGCCGGTACATTACCGCGTGGGACGGGTTGCGCATGATGCTCACCGCGCAGGGAGCCAGACTCGACCTGACCTACACCGCTGGACGCTGCCGGATTCGCGCGGTCGCCGCCGACACGTACGGCGACGCGGACAGCGACCAGCGCATCAGTTTCGAGGCGCAACGCATCTGGACCCAAGTCAACCACCTCACGGGCCTGGGCAAAGGCCAGCTGCGCAACAGGGCGCGCAGCGACTGGTATGCGGATGCGTCCGGCAACATCTCCCAGACCCAGACTCTGACCGGCGACCGTGAGATAGCTCAGATCTACGAGCTCACATCCTCCGAAGGCGCCGAATTGTCCGACCAGACCAGGGACAAGCTCAAGGACATGTGGAAACAGGGCACCGTCGATTTGACGATCCCCGAGAACCTTGGCCTGCATATCGACGACCATGTGCGCGCCTACGATGCGCTGACCGGCGTCAGCGTGGACAGCCCCATCGTGCGCATCACCGTCAAACTCGCCAACGGCACACCAACCATCCGATACGAAGCCGGCCAATACAGTTGGCCCGATGAACAAGACTAAAGGAGCATCATGCCGAAACAGCCCAACATCACCCTCTACTCCTGTGATCGGCCTTCGTGCGTCAACAAGGAATACGTGTTGCCCAACGCGACGGCCAGCCCCAACTGGCACGAGGTCACGCGCGTCGACCGCAACGGCAACCAGAGGAAAATCCTTTTTTGCGAATCCGACTACCAGCAGTACCTACAGTTGGCCGAAAATCAGGACAAGGATTATGACCTCTGGCTCAACAAGTCCCTCAACGCGGAAGGTAAGTGATCATGGCAACAAATCTGCTTGTAACCGGCTCGCACGGCGGCGACGACCCGCACGTGGAATCGAAGCATGACGCGCTCATGCACGCCGCCATGCTCGGTCGAGGCGGATACATTTTGAAAACCCGGAATTGGACGATGAAACCGACGGCGAAGGATGCGAACAACATCACCATCCCAGCATGGGACCTCGTGGTCGAGGGCCGGCAGATCTACATCGCCGCACCGACCGACGTGAACATCCAATCCGGCTCGCAAGGGCAAAAACGACGCGATCTCATCGTGGCCCGGTACGCGTTGAACTCAGGCACCGGCGTGGAGACGGTCACCCTCGAAGCCATCAAGGGCAAGCCCAGCGCGGCCACGCCCGCGGATCCGGGCATCGAGACCGGCAGCATCATCGGCGGGGCCATCGTCTCCGCCCTGCCACTCTGCCGCGTCAACCTCGACGGCATCACCATCACATCGATTGACACGCTGGTCAATGTTATGCAGCCCTTGGAGGACGTGTGGGATTCCCTAACCCAGACCGAAGTGCTGACGCTGATTAACTCCACTTACGGTACCGTCAAAGGCTACCGTCGCGGCTCGCTCGTCACGTTGCGCATCGACTGGAAGTCGTCGGCGTCCGGCGCGTGGAGCACCGGCAATTTCGGAACCCTGCCCGAAGGATGGCGTCCCCCGATGGACTTGAACTTCTCCTACGGCGGACGCGACGGCGCGAACCAGAAGACCATCGACGTGAACGCGAACGGAACCATGACCTACACCAATCAGGGCGGCACGCAGGGCACGAACGCGTTCGGCATGACCGTCTCATACGCGCTATGACCCGTGGGGTCACTGCAAGACAGTGCAACCGCCTGAGCCAGTGTCCCGAAGCTATGCGGCGGGCATCGGGTCGGCGGTCCTCCATACGCCGGTGCATCCCGTGTACGCGCTGTTCGGATTGCCGAGCATGACCACACGGCCCGTATGCTCGCCGTAGAGGATGAACGTGGTGTTGCCGCCGAACACGGCGATGGGAATGTTCGTCGTTTCCGCTGGACGATACCCCACGGGTATGGTCTCCCGCGCCTGTGTGTAGTTGTTCTCGCCGCTCTGGTTGAATTTCACGTTGCCGCCCGCGAAGCAGATATCACCCACGCGCGTCAGCGAAATACTGTTGTTGCTGTAGGGGACCCTCCATGTCGTGGAACGCTGGGTTAGGGAAAGCTATGACTGCTGCTTGAATGCCACCCAGTAAACGCGCACGGGTTGCGGATCATTCACCCACTTGTGATTATCCGCACGGCGAATACGGAAACGCAATCTGCTGTCGGTCATGTCCCAAAAGAACGCTTCGAAAAGCTTTCCCACGGCATCCGGCATACCGTTCGGGCACAGCTGGCACAATACGAAAACGCCATCGGTCGTTCGGAATGGATTATCGGCCGTCACCATGCCTTCGCGGTCGGTGGCGGCATTAATCAATCCGCAATGGGGTAGGGAATCCCGTTCAGGCTATCAAGGCTCTCTCCCAGAGGCGTTGCGCGTCCCTCAACGCCGCGATATCCGGCTTGAGGTAGTAGCGGGCCGTGGTTTTGATATCGCTGTGTCCGAGCATTTTGCTCACGATGGCGATATCGGCTCCCGCCGCCAGAGTGTTCGTCGCCCACGAGTGGCGCAGGTTGCGTGCGGGCACGTGCGGCAGGCTATACCGCTTGCACCAGCCCTTGTACTGGCGTGCCACCTGTGGCGGGGTGAGCGCACCGATGAGTCGCCCTCCCTCGCGCGGCTTGAGCTCGCGCAGACGCTTGACCGCGAAGCGCGGCAACGGCAATGTGCGACGGCTCAATTCGGTCTTCGGCGGCACGACGACCTCATGGCCGCTCACCCATTGCAAACCGCGCTCGATATGCAGGACGCCTGCGCGCAGATCAATGTCACTCCACTCCAAACCGTACCCCTCTTCGGTGCGGAGCCCGCATGAGACGGCGCAGATAAGCCACGCCTCAAGCGGATGGTCGTAAAAGCCCTGCAACAGCGATCGCTGCTGACGGATGCCCAATATCACCGGCTCGTAATGCGGCTTGGCCGGCAACTGGATATCGCGTCTCGTGATATCCACGTCCAAGAGATTCCAGCGGATAGCCCGCCTCAGTATCGCGCGTAGTACGCTCCACGCCTTGCGCGCCGCGCCCGAACTGGCGAACCCGACGAGCCACTTGTCCACCAATTCAACGCTTATCGATTCCATCTGCATTGCGCCGAACCTCGGGGCCACGTGCAACCGCCACGCCGACTCATAGCCGACACACGTGGACTCACGCAGATTCGCCGTGCAATACGGCCAAAACCGGCCGTTTCAAAACTCTCGTAACAGCATTTTCAACCTCCGAAAACCCACACGCCCGTTGGCCTATCCAACGGTGACGAACGTGTGGGTTTTTCCCAACGTAAAGGAGCTTTCCAATGTCTTTGCTCGCTCACGTCGTCGATTGGCTCGTGCCTTTTATCTGTGGCGGAGTGGCCACGGTTTTGGGCCTGATGTGGCGATGGGGCAAAGCCATGGTCAACGGGCTGCGCGAGCTCCTGCTGTGCCAGTTGGAGGACCTGCGCCGGGAAATGGTCATCGAGCACGACGGAGTGGCGGACGAGGATCTCAAATCACGCTCCCAACGCCTCTACGACAGCTATCACAGCCTGGGCGGCAACGGCCACGGGACATCGCTCAACAATGACATCCAATCCGCGCCGATAGCGCCACGACAGTCCTGACCCACGACCGTGGGCCACAAACAATATCCATCCCAGAGAAAAGGGAAACATGGTCAACAATTTGAAACGTCATCCCAAGCCCTCGCTGCCGGACGAGCTTCGCCCGGACGTTGCACCGGAAACAATCATCGAATCCATTAAGGAGGAGTAATAATCATGACCCAAATCCATATCAGCATCAGGAAGCCGAAGACCGGCGGCCTGGACCCGGTCACCGGCCTGATGCGGTTCCGTCCGGTACGTCGCCATTTCGACGCGGAAAAGAATCTTGTCATCGCGGCCTCGTTCGACGCGGACCTGTCCGAAACGGGTGAGCTGACGGTTGACCTGCTGCCCACGACCAGCGCGTTTGTTTGGCAAGTCATCGAGTTGGCGGACACGCCGCAGGCGTACACGCGCTACGTCGAAGTGCCGGACTCCAAGACCAAGGTCGAATACGCGGACCTCGTGGAAGTGGACGCCGGCACGTTCGTACCGAAGGACATGACAGGCTCCCAACTGCTGAAGGTTCGCAGGGCTTCCACCCAGTCGGAGGCTGAGACACTTTCCGCACAATACCCGGACGAGCTGGTGTTCTTCGACGAAACCGCCACGACCGCGAAGGCCGCTGCGGTCATGAGCACGCTGGAGTCCATCACGGCCGAAGCTCAAACGAACGCCATGCTGGCGAAGAGCGCCATGCTGAGCGCCCGGTCCTCCGCGGATTCCGCGACCGCCACCCAGTCCGACCTGAGCAGTCTCGCGTCGAACGCCAGTATGGCGGCGGCTTCCGTCGCCAACGATTCGCAGACCGTGGCCGACACCGCTTCCATGGTCGCGGCGAAGGGCGAGACGGCCATCGCCGCCATCGATTCGACGGTGCGGGCGGTCAAGGACAAGGCGGAGGCTGCGACCACCGTACTGCCTTCCACCGGCACCACCGAAGGCACCACGGGGGGAACCGGCAAGGACTCCACCGGGGAAACGCCGACCGGAACCGTGTCGGAGGAGCCCGCAGCCAAGGCCACTGTGAAGGGGGCCTGATCATGCCAGCCTTTTACGCCGGCAAACGTGTCGGCAAACCATTATTGAACGGCCACACGTACAACGCCCTATTCAACGGCAAACTCGTATGGCCGCTGGACAGGGACACGGTGGTCTCCATCGAGATCACGGATGATAAGGGCAAGCCGCTGCCCAAGTCGCTGGCCGTGTCCGGCACCCTGAAACTGGGTGCGAAGGCCACGTATGCGGACGGTCATGTTGGCGATCTGCTGACCACCAAGGACGTGACGTTCGCGAGCAGGGACACTTCCACCGCCACGGTTTCGGGCAACACGCTCACGTGGAGGCATGGCGGCACGATTCTCGTCACGGCCACGGTCAACGGTTTCACTTCCGCCGCCGTGTCCATCATCGCGGCCTACGCGCCCGAGTCCATCAAGGTCACGGACGATTCCGGCTAGCCGGTCGATGCAGTCACCCTGCGCGTGGGCGAGAGCAGGAACCTCAAGGTGACGTCCTGCCCGATGCGGCATCGCAGGAGTTCGCGGCCAGCGCCGCCAGGCCGGATATCGCCGTGGTTGGCGACGCGAAACCGACCGGCATCACCGTGTCGCCGGAATCGTTGACATTGAGGGTGGGCGAAACCGCCAGCCTGAACGTCAACATCCTGCCGGATTACGCGCCGCAGGAGTATACGGCATCCATCAAGGATGTGAGTCTCGCATCAGTCAGACAACAGTAAGGGGCAATATCATGCCAACAACAACAGCGTTTAGGGGGGGGGCTAGTGTCCGCGCCCTCAAGGAGGGCGACACCTCCATCACCATCACCGCAGGCAGCATCGTAAAGACCATCCCGGTCAGTGTATGGGGAAACAAATGGGTGCTGCCCACCCTGCCCGTCACGCGCAACGGAATCACGTTCACCGCTGCCGGCGACGGCATGGTACACGCGAAGGGCACAGCGACCGACTGGGCGACCATCCTCGTCACCCAGGACCTGCCGGCCGGCGAGTACACGCTCGAACACACGCTCGTCGACGGTGTCGGCCCGTTCTGCGAGCTCAAATCCACGGATGGCAGGATCGACCTGTTCTCGCAGGGCACGGTCAAGGCGACGCTCCCGGCGGGCGAATACCGGATGCTCGTCAGTGTCTCGCCCGGCAAGACCGTGGACGCAACCATCACCCCAATTCTCAGGAAACTCAACTAAGGCCCCGATATCGGGGCCTTCACCATAAAAGGAGGCCCCAATATGGGCGCACTATCAATAACCGGTATCAAACCGGGGTCCACGAGTCTGAAACTGACCGCCGGCAAGATTACGAAAACCGTGCCGATTACCGTATTGTCGCGTAACCTGCTCGCCTACGGTCCCGCCGAGGGCAACGGGTTGACCGCCACCGTCAACACTGACGGTTCGCTGCACGTCACCGGCACCGCCCCCGGTCAATGGCGTGGCCTGTCGTGGACGTTCCCATGCCCGGTACAGGGCACCGTGAAACTCAGCGGCACTAGTATCGCCGGTTTGAGCTTCAACATCAAGTGCCTCGACGCCAAGGGGCAGCAACTGGGAGACCAAATGAACTTGGGTAACAGTGTCATGGCAATCCCTGCCGGCACCGTCAGCCTGTTCCTCAACATCATCTCCACCGAGGTCACGCCCACCGCGAAGGACGGCGACCTCCGAATCCAGCTCGAATCCGGCGACACCGCGCACGAGTGGATGCGACCCGACAACACGAGCCTTAAGGGGGGGGCTATGAACTAGCGAACCTGTATCCGCGTGTCACCGGACTGCCTAAAACATTAGGCACCGACCCGGGTGTTATGGTCACGGAACCATCGCCGGGCACGTACCGTTTCAAAGGCTCCACCACACAAAAGGTTGACTCGTGGGATAGCCTGACATGTTCCGTCCATGTGGACGCGGGCACGTACACGCTGGACGCCACGGACTGGCCGCTGGGCAACGATTCATGGCTGATGGGCATACAAGCCCATATCTCCCACGACGACGGGAGCGAAGGAGCAAATGTGTTCGGACCTCGTAACTATGGGCCGAAAACCTTGAAGACCGGCACTCTCCAATGCAACATTTTCATCAACACCACGGGCGAGGTCGATAAGACGTTCACTCCCCGCCTGTACAAGATCGACTGATCTTAGCCCCACACCATTCCGTGTGGGGCTTTTCCATTGACGGCCCCGAGTGGGCCGTGACAATCCTGACCCACGACCGTGGGCCACAAAACAATATTCACCTCAGAGAAAGGGGAAAAATTGGTTAAAAACAAGGACAAGCCGTGGTGGAAGCGTCTGCTCGCCAAGATCACGGCCCTAGTCGCCGCCGTCTGTATGATGCTGCTCCCGGCGACCGCGCACGCGGACATGCAGGGCATCGACGTGTCCAACTGGCAGTGCGGCATCGACATCGCCAACACGCAGGCCGACTTCGTTGTCGTCGGCACCACGTGGGGCACGGGACAGGTGTACAACAACTGCCTCGTGTCCGGCGTCAACACGGACGCCAACCGCATGATCGCCCAAGCGCAGGCATCCGGCAAGAAATTCGGTCTCTACCATTACGCGATGGGCGGCAACCCGGAGGCCGAAGCCCAATTCTTCTATCGCAACACGTCGAACTATTGGCGTCACGGCATCGTGGCGCTCGACTGGGAGATGGACGATAATCCCGCATGGGGTAATTGGGATTGGGTGCGCCGCTTCATGGCCGAATGTGAGCGGCTTTCGGGCGGTGTGCGCCCGTTGCTGTACACCGGCCCGGTCGCCGGCACCATCCCGCAGGACATCCGCAACCGGTACGGCCTGTGGATCGCACAATACGCGAACATGAGCCCGACCGGCTATCAGGCCAACCCGTGGATGATAGGCGCATACGGCGAGGCCATGCGCCAGTACAGCGGCACCGGCGTGGTCAACACGTGGAGTCCCATCGACCTCAACCTGTTCCGCGGCGACGCATGGCAGTGGGATCTGTACGCCAACCCCACCGGCTCCACAGCCCCGGCCCCGGCAACGCCCGCGCCCGTGCAGCCGAGCACTCCCCCGGCCGACACCAACACGGGTGGCATCAGCCACACCATGCAGTGGGGCGAGACCATCTGGGGACTCGCCGTAGCCCACAACGCATGGCCGTTGTCCGCATGGCACACGCCTTCCGGTGATATCAACCGCTACTACGTGGGCGATGTCGTAACCTACGGCGGCGGCTCCACAACCGCGCCGTCCCACGGAGTCTCCAAGGTTCTTCAATGGGGCGACACCGTATGGGAGTTCGCCACCTCCCACGGCTACAACGTCAGCCAATGCACGGTACCCTCCGGCAACATCAACGTCTACTATCCCGGTGACGTGGTGACCTGCCGCTAAAACCAACCGATGCCGTCACCCGATTATGCGGGTGACGGCATCACCATTATTTTTACGATCGGAGCAAACATGACCGACAATCCAACCGATACACCGGCATCCACCGACATCGTGCCCGACTGGCTCATCCCCAGCCGCGTCTACGACATCCTCAAATGGCTCGGCCTCATCGTCCTGCCCGCACTCGCCCTGTTCGTCAACACGGTCGGCCCCGCATGGGGCTGGCCGCACGTGGACGCGATAGTGACCACGCTCAACGCGCTCGGCATCCTCGCCGGCGCGCTCATCGGCGTCAGCGCCATCAAACAACGCCTCGACCGCGCCGCATAACCACACATAGTTCGGCCCCGTCCGGCATCGCAGACAGCTCGCACAGAGCTTGACTGCTGCCGGACGGGGCCGATTTCGCGTTGTGGCAGAGGGCTTCGCGGGCTCGATTTCTGCCCACATTTTGCCCACATTTTCCGTAAAAACAGGTTAAAAACCGTTAAAACCGGTTAAAAACGAAAAAAGCCGCTCAGCCCTACTC